ATGCCGGCTGCAGGCATTATAGTTGCCTATGCATAAGTGCCTGCACCTTTTTTGTCCCCTTTTTGTCCCCTTTGACTGACAAATCTAGAAGCATCCAGAAGCAAGTTATTAAATCGTGTTTCAACGGCTTCTCTGTGGCTGATGATTTAGTGCACAAAAATAAGCCTCCCGCCATTGCTGGTAGGAGGCATTTTTGCTTGTGTGTTTGAATCAAACACGCATTGGGGACTAATCTAATCAATCATTGCAACGTCGCCCATGAATGTAACCGAATTTCTGATGGGATCGTAGGTCATATTCCATCCTTCTTCAATTGGCCTATCTTCAATATTTCCGCACACATGCACGGTCGCATTGGAAGGGAACTTTTTCAATAGCTCAATAAGCTCAGATAGACTGTAAATGCCATCTTCTGGTAATGATGTGTAATCATCCATTTCGATTCCTCCTGTTACCTGATATATAGGCTTTCGCCCGGATAGATCAGGCTGTAGATTGACTTGCCATTGTTGGCGGCTAACGTGTACATGCTGATGCCGTACTTTCTGGCAATACTCCAGAAGCTATCACCATAGCGGACTGTGTAGTACGTGTGACTTGATACGGCCACTGAGTAGCCACCAGAGACACGCAATACATCGCCTGGGTGAATCACACTGTAGATTGACTTGCCATTGTTAGAAGCCAAAGTATACATGCTCATGCCATACTTGTAAGCAATCGACCACCAACTGTCACCAGACTGAACCGTGTATGACGAGCCAGAGCTTACTGATGGCACACCGGTCGTTGTCAGCAACTCAACATTGCTACGATTGATCCAGCTCATGATGCCACCAAGCAATACGTTTGATCCAGATACTTGCTGCACGGTGTACGTCTTGCCCTGAACCCAGCTAGGCATTGCGACACCGTTCGCCCAACGGGTTGTGCCGAAGTTTACCTTAACACTATTGCCAACTTTGATCTGGCTAAGCGTGGTGTTATTAGCTTGCTGGCCTGCGTTGGTTGCCGGTGTATCGGTTGATGGCTTGACGTAGGTCTTGCCGCTGTCAGTTGTCGTGCTACCGTTGTAGCCTGAATCAGTGATGCCAGTTAGATCAACGTTGCCATCAAGACCGCCAGCGCGATAGGTTGACGTGAACTGGAAGATACCTACATTATCAAAACTCGGGAAGTAGCCATAATTCGGCACGGTGGTTACATTGTAATCAGGATATTCGGCAAGCCACAGTTGATAGCGACTAGCAATCTGTGACAAGTTAATGTGGCTCATCAAGAAACTCTTATACCCGTAAAGCATTGGTGTGTAACCAGCATCACGGATATAGTCGAGTGCCCACAGCAAGGTTGCCGTGTTGGTTGATCCGGCCTCATAGTCAAGTGCAACAATTGACCCTTTTGGTGTTTGAACTTCAGGCAAGAAATGATCTAGCACTTGCTTAGCAAAATTCGTGTTGTCGATATTCTGCCACCAGATATAGGTGTGTGCTCGCTTGCCAGCGGCAATCAACGATGCAACCTGTGTCTTGTACGTGGTTTGCTCGTAGGTGCCGTATCCACTATAGCCACCGATTTGAGAGATGCCGAACTTGTCAGCGGAATAACCAAATACACCGTTATCTCCTTGGTACCGACTCCAGTCGACACCTTGATCTCCCTTGGCCGCATTGACCTGCGATGGCAAGGCAAAAGAAATAGCCGCCAAGAAGGCGACTACCAAAGTGATTAGTTTAGTTTTAAATTTCATGGTGCCCTCCTTATTGCTGTGGAGCAACAGATTCCGGTGCCAGCTGAGCCTTAACTGCATCTGCGGCTGCTTGAGCTGCGGCAGCTACTTTGTCTTGATTAGACGCTTCCTGATCAACTGTCTTTTGTGGATAGGTTTCTGCTAGGCTGTCTTTCAAGTCCGCAAAAGCTTTCTCAACCGCGTTGGCAATTGTCTGCTCGTCTGCGCTGGTGAAACCAAGCGATTTTAAGCCGTCTTTCACAGCCTGAATGGCAGTCGATTTCTTAACCGCACCGTCAATCGCCTGTGTCACACCGAGCTGTTCTGCTGCTGTTACCGCAGCGTTTGCCAATGGGCCTAATACCTTTACCAAGGTGAGCGCCTGTTTGTTAGCCAGCAATTGTTTTGAGATCCAAGCTCCAATGATTGGGATTGCTGCTACTGCAAGTGATACTACAAGATCTGTCCAATTATTCATGATTGTTTTCCTTTCTGAGACGCTCATTCTCACGTCTCAAACGGTCATTATCTGCGCGTAATCTGTCATTCATATCCTCAAGCTCATCATGCCTATTCTTCCGTTTACCCTCGCGGTAGGTCATGAAGGCAATAACGGCCGATGCTATGCCGGCAAGATACGGGGCAAAATCAACTATTGCTTTGGTTATCGCTGCTGTCACGGCTGTCACTCCTTCGTGCCAGAATCAGCACGAAGGCTGTTATGATCGCATTGCTGATCCAATTTGAGTAGATTCCAGTTGAAATCGAGGTCAGGAATTGCAGTATTGTCAAGAACGACATTAAAAAGCTGGTAGTCGTAAGCAACAGACGATTGGTTATTGCAAACTGTGTTTCCCATAGCACCCAACTCCCAATCCCTAGCCCATCAATGACAAACAAAAACCCCACAATGTCATCGTTTAACCAGTCAGAGTAATGTGGGGGCCAGATGAAATAATGGTCATTGATGATTAGAAACAAGCCAATGGCAACCATGCCAATGGCGAGTGCTGTGTGTGTCGGGTGATCTCTGATTTTATTTAGCATTGTCATCACTTCCTTCCATAAAAATAGCCGCTAGCTTTTGCTGGCGACATAGTCATTGCCTGTAATTTGTTTGTATTCGTCTGGGGTGATCATTACCGGTACATAAGGCGCTAAATCAATTCCCCAACTGTAAAACAGCACACACTGATCATAATAAGTCACTTGATTTCACCGCCTTCATCTGCGCTACTTCAAGAGCAAGCGCGGCAAGCATTTGCTGCTCAGGTAACGCCTCAGGTTTAGGCCTGTCAGCGTCTGGGTCATAATCAGCATCAGGAACGACTTGCCCGTCAATAATGCTGGCGTGGTTCTCATACAAGCCAATGGCCTCATCAACTTCAATAACTTCGAATCCTTCATCGGTTGGCCCTACTGGTCTGTTTTCATCAGCATTTGCCCAATTAAGCAGACGGTTATTGCTGTCCGTCCACACTTTGATTTTCATAATTGCCTCCTAGTGAAAAAACGAATCACCTGTTGGATAATCGTCTTGTGTTAGATAAGAAACAGATCCCCCATAACTGCCAGAAGCTTTGGAAATGTTGCTATACCAGCCGACCGTTCCTCCGCTTGGCGTACTTGAATACATAGCGGTAGATTGTCCGGGATCTGAAAAGCTCAAGCAGCTTGCAACAATCTTGTTTGTCAAATAAGGCTTGTAACCGGGTCTAATATCTGCGAGCCTCAAGAAATTGTACTGATTAGCTATTGTGTGAATTTGAAAGTTGGCGGTCACCAAATTGCCACGTCTTGTGTAGTAAATATATGCGTAATCAATATCAATATTTCTTAGCGCGGTTGTATTGACGTAGAAAAATGTCACGTTGTCTTTGGAAGTGAATTCAGATTGAATATATTTTTTTGTAGCGGCACCCGGGTCGCTGATCAGCGTTTGTAACTGAAGTGCACCACGTTGGAGCGCAACTGACGACATGTTTCCCTTTTGATCAGGAGTGGTGATGTAGTTGAACATACCGTTAGGGCTCAAAAGAGATTTGTAGTATTGACCATTGGGATTGCCATTATTGTCTTCAATGTTGCCCAATATACTTAGGTTTGCATCGTTGAGTTGAAGATTGCCAGAACTCTTGGCGCCGTCAATCTGAACATGGTTGAAAGGCGAATTAATGTCAGGCGAATTGATGGTTGATGTGTCAACCTCAATCGATTGCAGTTTTTTGATACTGAGAACTGCCTGCTGAATACTTTGATCAACCCAAGCTGTACCATTGTAGTATTGCAATGCTGTGGCATCGTTAAGCGTTGTCCCATGCCACCACAAATCGCCTTTCTTGGGACTAGCGGGCGTGCCAAGCTGGATGTAAGTGTATGGCACATCCTTGCTTCCGGGAACGCCTTGCGGTCCTTGTGGTCCCTGTGGTCCCTGCGGTCCTTGAGGACCATCAGCTCCTTTAAAAAGCGCCCAGTTGTAATCAGCTGGATTGGTGCTGTCGGCCAGCGTGAAGTCGCTATAGGTGCCAATGTACTTTTTGCCATCACCGCCAGATACTGTGAACCCTGTTTTTCCATCGATGCTATCCGCCCAAGCAGTGTGGAAATAGCTTGTACGGCCATCAGCACCTTTTGCACCCGGAACACCATCAGCACCATCTTTGCCCTGAATCAATGCCCAATGGCCGGCGTAATCAGCCGGATTGTCACTTGGAACGGATGTCTTATTTGACCAAACGATTGCCATATACTTCTTACCAGCAGGTAACGCTGACATGTTAGTGCCTTTGTCATCATCGGCATAACGAAGCCATGGATAAAACTGAATAGTCTTGGGCATGTTGGCCATCTTATTGGCAAGATCGCTGAGCCGTTGGTCAAAGCTGACTGTTTCATGAGCGAACTCACCCAAAGTAAGCTTGACAGAATGGTTAGCACGACTGCGCTGAATGCTCAACACTTTGGCAGACAGGAATAGCTGTTGATTTTCATCGGCGATGTGGACGGTTTGATTCAGTGGTACGTATGGTGAGTTAACCAAATCAATATCGTACGTTTCGTTCGGATGATTGTATTTCTTCAAATCTGCCAGGGCTGCCTGCAAAAGTGCCGCCTGCGAGTTTGAATCAAACGTTTTAACCCGATTCCAATCAGATTGTGTCGGATTAGGATTGTCATTACTTAACAAACGTGAATATTTCTGCACAGCAATGGTATCGTGCAAGAACCCGTACTGATCAAGCACAAACTGTCCCGTTGGATCAGTCCATTTGTACCCGATCAAGTTAATTGGATCCTGATTAGTTGATCCATTCGTACTTTCTGGAACCGCTCCATAAGCCTTGATCGATGTTTCCATGTCATAGGTATCGCGGTGCGTGACGATGTTGTTGATGTCCTTATTCATTTCAAAAGAGATCAAACTATCGCCGGCCGTTTCATGCCGAATGTTAATGACACGCTTAACCAAGTTGGTTCCAACAAACTCAAAGCCAAAATTAAGCACTGCATCAAAGTCTTTTGCCACGGCAATAATACGAGCCAGTGAAGTTGCTTCATCAGTCCACTCAAGCGTTCGGACGTTATCAGGAAATTCGTTGATACCGATCTCCCAGCCAGAATCATTTGTAAACCTTGTGATGTAGTCAGCGATCGTATATGGTTTGTCGGCCTTGAAGGCGCCAACGGTTTCGTTAATCAAATCATTACCGGCATCACTAGCAACAATTGAATGGATATGGCCTAGTGAATCATGGTCAACCGATTCGATCACCATTTGGTGCCCGTTGCCTTCTTCATCCTGATAAAGAATGAAGTTGGTTTCTTTGGCCATCTGATTGACTGCTTGTTCCTGATCAGTTGTGAAGTGAATATCAAGAGAAAGCTCGACCGCAGGACGATTGTCAACACTTTGTGTTTCTATATCGTTGTCAATTCGCCATTCGCCTTTGCCATCAGTCGACCCAACACCCAAAATGTTTGATTTTCGATCTGCAAAGTAATACTCCATTTATAACCACGCCTCCCTTATCTCGACTTCACATGCAAATGGTTGTGCCCAGCTCGAGGGCGTGATAGCAATCTCAGTATCACCAGGTGGTAGTTTAAATTGCTCCCATTGATTACCGATCGTGTGAAGAGTGCGGTTCTCAGACCCATTCAAATAGGTCTTAGCATTGGCAACATCGATGGTCAGTACATCGCCATTTGAAAACCGATTCTTGATGTCTGTCCACCAATTTACGTGTTGCCAGTCAAATTGAACCGCAATCAGTTTCATCGCAGCTTGTCCCCATGTGTTGTTGCGTTCAAACCAAACGGAAAATGCTTCAACGTTCTCACTGATCATGTCTGGACGAGTCAAAGGTGGCAAAGAGAGGGTCATTTCACGACCGCTTTTTCCATTCCATGGAGAGACTTCAAAATTAATGCTCGAGCCGAATCTGCTTAATCTAGCTTGCATGAACTTATCATTTGTAAATTTCGATCGATCAAGCGATATGGTTCCCACTTGTTGGTCTTTAACATAACAATCGACCTGAATCTCGTCTTTGACAGCATTGTTGTCTGTGACCACCATTTGATACTGAACTTTGCCACCAGCCTCAAGTGTTAATTCCATGCGGCCCAATTCGGACACTGTTGTCTCAAAATGGAGCATCATGGATACGGTAAAGTTGCTGTTGCGCGTATTTTGACTTGTGGCGGCAATTGGTATTTTGGCTGCTGGGCCATTCCAATAAGTCCCAGTTGAAGCATATGCAGGTTCCATATGCGGCCCGTTGTAGCTGTCACTGACATAATTGATTGATCCAGTCTGCTTGTTTGGCTTGCTTGAATCACCGCCCCAATTCGGATTGTTAGTGGCTGATTGATTGTATATCGTGCCTGATATTGGTGCTGAGAAATTTCCGTTTAGCCCTTTCTCCGACACATCGGTGGTATATCCATCAATTTCTTGCGTACCGAATTGGAGAATACCCGGGCGATCATTAACAATCCCAACCATGCCGTTATCTGCATGCATGGTTGCCGTAATAACTGGCTCAACAGGATAAGTGCCACCATTATGAACCGTGATGGTGTCGGAATAGTATTCAGGCTCTGCTGGGTTAGGCGACCAAGGAGAAGCTGTGGTGCCCAACTCAAGCTTAGGCTGATAAAAATATAGAAAAGTACCCTTAGTCAAATCAAAAACTTTTGTGAAATTGTACAAATCGATGGCGCGTAATGTTTTCCCAGCATTTGCAGCTGGCCAAGTAAACGTGCTAACTATCCTATATATGTTCGCGGAAACATTAACAAGCGAGTCCGATCCTCCCGTATTGTGAGCATACGGTGTATACCACGATACTTGAACAGTATTTCCTGTTACTGGAGCATTAGTGCTAACAAAAATTGATTGTGTGTACGTATTACCAGCCGTTGGTACATAGCTAAATCCATTGCCCTGTGGTAAGACTTCTGAGAAGCTGACCGTGACTGGCAAACCTATTCCGGTCAGCAAGCGACTGCTGTCCCAGCTTGTATCCGGAATGCCTACACCCATAGTGAATGCATCGTTTGTCCCCGTAAGCAGGTTCACTGGCACGTCCTTGTATGGCATGTTGTCAGCCGTCTGCGTGGCTACCGAGTGCGCGATGCCATCGGGAACCAGAAAATTAATAGTACCAGTGCCAAGAAAATAAGCTCGGTCCATATCAATCTTACCGTCAACTTTTGCATACCAAAATTCATCAGGGCGATCATCAATGACTAGCTTCTGAACATCCGTGCTATAAAGTAGTGGCGCTAACTGTCGTTCAAATTCACGACGAGATAGCGCCACAAAATCATAAGTCACTGGAATGATTCTAGACTTAAGACGACTATTGATAAGCATCTCACCATCGCTAATTCCAACAGACTGGGAAGTGTTTTCAATCTCTGATGTAATTCCCCTAGCAGCACTAAACTGCAGAACGGAACTACCAATCTTATGTCCTCCAAATATCAAGTTCGCCAATTAATAAACACCCCTTCCATGTCTTTCTCTGATTGTGTTTTGCTTATCCAGCTCATTAATTGTTGGGTACAACCATTTGCCAATTTCGCGGTTATTTTCCAGCACTACTTTGCCTTCAGTACGTTGTGTATGATTAATCTTATAAGTTGTTAATTCGATCAGTCTTGCTAGTAAATCCTCAACACGACTATTGCTACCACTAGAAATGCTGGTAACAAAGGTTTGCGGATTCAATTGGTTTATTCTATTAGCAGCGCCTCCGAAGTCTGTGGTGCCACCAGCAAAACGTGGAATCGAGTAGTTTCTTGCGGACTGCATGGCAGTTTCAATTTTCGTATGCCGAGGAAGTGGTAAGGTAACGTCTCGCCCATATGCCACAAATTTTGCTCCATTTGGTAGCGTGACGACCTCTTGATAACGAGTGCCAGATGCGTCGTTAATAGTTGCTAATCCACCGGTAAAGTTTTGAGTGCCTCGTGCAAACTTGCCACTGTTCAAAAGTCGTTGTACAGCGGGATCAACATCTGCACTAATCCTGAATGTTTTTGTGATGGTAGCATTGCCACCGAATGCAGCAACTGCATTGACGCCAATTCTAGAAGCTTCTGATACTCCACTTGCATCCCCGTTAAATAATCTCATTAATGGATCTTTGCTATTGAACAGCAGAATGCTGCTTTGCCCTTTTGATGACTCGCTATTAACACTCGATGAATCGCCTTTAAATGGCTTCAGCACTGGGTTAGTTCCATTAAATAAAATGATACTGCTTTGACCAGACTGAGACGCACCATTAACAGACGATGAATTACCATTGAAAAGCTTTAGACCCGGCAATACCTCGTTATACTTAACAATGCTTGATTGCCCAGAAGAAGACTCTGTCTTAACGCCACTGGAATTCCCATTAAAAAGCTTTAAGCCAGGTAGAACTTCGTTGTATTTCTGAATGCCCCCTTTGGCTTCTTCTGTTTTTACAAGCACATCAGTATTATTTGCTTTTAGTCCTTTTTCGTTGGGGTTCTTAAACAAATTGTATTGATCAATTGCAACTCCAGCTTTTTCTAATTTGGTACGAGCATCGGAATCGTTCATCAACAGGCTTTTAGTAGAGTTTGGAAGGCTGTTCCAAAGACCGTATTTAACAACCATATCGGCTAAGTCGGATTTGCCTTTGGTCTGCATAATAGCAGTTTTTTCTTCTACTGATAGGCCATTCCACTCTCCGGTTTTAATCATGGCCTGGACTAAGCCTGCAGAAGCTTTATCTTTAACGATTGCTTCTAGCTGGCCAAGAGTTAATCGATTCCAGTCATTTGCTTTATCAATAGCAGCCACCAAAGAGCTGGTATCGCCCTTTGCGACAGCCTGGATTTCTTTTGGTGTAAGTTTATTCCACAAATTTAGCTGATCGATAATATCAGCGATGTCTTGCTTACCAAAAGAAACTAGGGTTGCATATTTCTGCGTATTTGGAAGCTTGTTCCAAACTCCCATGTCAAAAAGGATGTCTTCAAGATCTTTCTTGCCTTTAGCATTGACAATCGCTTCTTGAACTTTTAAGTCGAGCTTCTGCCACTCGCCGGTTTGCTGAAGTGAAGATACTAATGGCGCTGTTGCTTTATCTTTAACAATGGCTTCTTGCTGCTTCAAGGTGAGATTGTTCCAGTCTCCACTCTTGACTAAAGCATTTACTAAAGGCGTGTAATCGCCCTTCACAATTGCTTGCTGATCCTTAAGCGACAGACTATTCCAGGAAACAAACTTATCCATAATATCAGCAAGCTGTTCACGCCCCTGAGTACGGATAATTGCATTCTTTTCGGGAACGCTCAATTTCTGCCATTGTTTAGAAGAAGCAAGTGCTTCAACAATCATTTGCTTGGCATTAGAGGTGATCTTGGCATTCTTTAAATCGAATTTAAGTTGCTGCCAGCCTTTTTTAGTGCTGGCCGTATCTTTCAACACTTCAGGAAGATTTGTCTTCACCTTCCCAGTCTTGGGATCAAAAACAAGACTATTCCAGTGATCACCGGCCTCTTGAGCCGCTTTACCAAATCCTTCAGTTGCGGCCGCAAAGTCTCGATTACTCTTAACTCCTTTGGCCATAGACTTCTCATAACTGCTCATAGCAGACTCGGCTTGTGAACTTGTCAGGTGGAAGTCAGTTTGAAGTTCCGCTAGCATTTCCGAGCGCGATGTTCCTTGTGCTTTCATGGCTTGAATTGCGCCAGCGTAGATGACTTTCATTTTGCTCTGGTGGTCTTTTTCTAAGCCTTCAAGTGCTGTGTTACGCATAGCAGCATCATTCTTGTACTCGGTGTTGATCTTGTCCTGCGCTGCCTTATAGGCACTGTTTTCTTTGTTAGAGGCGTTCCACATGTCTTGATACTGCTCTAGGGCAGCACTCTTAGACATTCGTGTTCTCTCACCAAGGACAGCTTTGAGTACATTATTCTGTTGCGATCCAGAAATCTGTAGCGTCTTGACAGCCAGTGCGGCATTTTTACGACGGTAGTTATCCAACAGTTGATACTGGTCAGCCGTCATCTGTGCTCCGCTCTTGTTAAACGATGCAGTAATGGCTTGGGCCTTTTCGTTGTTGCTTTCCATCTCTTTGATTCGCTTAGCGTTAGCGGTTTTTTCCTTAGCGACCTGCTTTTCAATGTTTTCTGCGGCTTCACCGCCGAGGCTCTTAGCCAATTTCTTCGCTGCTGTCTCAGACTGATCAGCGGCTTCTTTTGCAGCTTTTGTTAAATCGTCGAACCCTTTAGAGATCGTCTTAGCATTCTGGGTGACTGTGTGGTTTGTATCATCAAAAGCACCAGAAATGGCCCCAGAGGCATCTTTCATTTTGGAAGCAGATCGGTCGGCATTAGCGCCAATATCAGTGCCCCATCGTGAAGTTCTGTCAGCAGACTCAAGAGCCTTTTTGCCCCATAATTCCCAGATGGCTACACCGGCACCGACGACTGCTGTCACACCTAAAACAACTGGGACGATTGGCCCCAATGCCGCTAGTAATCCTGTTCCGCTCGCTGCGGCTCCGCCCATGGCTGCTCCCATTCCAGAAGTGCCTTCTGCCGCCGCTGCTGCGGCTGGTGCAACCTTCAATGCTTCAAAGGCTGTCTTACTAAAGCCAGACTTGAGCACATCCATTGCAGTTCCGCCGAGCTTTGCAGCTGCAGATGCTCGCCCAATGCCACCAGTAACAGAAGCAAATACAGTGGCACCGCCTTTAAGGATGTTGAACATGCCACCAAGAGAAGAGCTGACAGGACCAATAACTGCTGCAAACAGTGCAAACTTGACGATTGACTGCTGTGTGCCCGAGTCTAACTTTCCAAACGCTTGTACCATCTGTGTTGCAGTTTTAATCATTGGCGTCAATGCTGGCAGCAAATTCTGGCCAATTTCGATACCAAGAACTTGAATCGAGCTCTTAAGTTTGTTGAAGTTTGCGGCAGCAGTATTTCCCATGGCATCAGACACTTTTTTAGTTGCGCCAGCAGCACTAGCAGTTTTATTAGTCAAGTCAACCAGTGCAGAGCTACCTTGGTTCATCAACGCAAGCATTGCACGGCCACCGCGCTCGCCAAATGCGGCATTAACTGCGGCAACCTTTTGAGCATCGGACATGCCTTTGGTCTTTTGTGTGACCTGATCAATAACTTCTGGCAAACCGATTGTGCCTTTTTTGAATGCTGTTACATTTACACCAAGAGCAGACATTGGCGAATCAGCTTTTTCGGACGCTCCCGCCAGCTTTTGTAGCATTGCATTGAACGCTGTACCAGCCATTGATCCTTGCAGGCCTGCATTTGACAGCAAGCCAATTGCCGCCACAGTTTCATTCAGTGAGATACCCGCAGCATTTGCTGATTGCCCAGTGTACTGCATCGCTTCGCCCATGTCACCAAAGCCCGACTTGGTTGCATTAGCTGCATAAGTCATGGCATCAGTCACTTTAGAAACATTGCCAGCTTTAACGTTGAATTGTGTCATTGTAGACGTAACCACGTCCATCGTGGTGTTGAAATCGTCACCAGATGCTCGTGATGCGTCCAAGATAGCCGGCATCATTTTCATAGACTGATTGGCGTCATAACCAGCACGGACTAAATCAGCCAGTCCTTGGTTAATCTGAGTAGTCGAAATGCCATATTGAACTGACCACTTTTTGGAAGCATCAGCCATTTCGTTAAGTTGTGCTTTGAACTTTCCAGTAACGGCTGCACCATTTGTCAGCAGCGGGCCAATAGCATCGATCTGACTGTTGAAATCAATGGCTGACTTAGCTGCTGCTGCAAAACCAACAGCTAATGGCGCAGTGACAGCTGCCGTCATCTTAGAACCGAATCCGGTGAGCTTAGACCCAATGTTCCCTGTGGCTGTAGCAAACTTTGATGCACCGTTTGACACTTTAGTCCAGCCGTCACTTTGCAGCGCAATCTCTTTGCGTAAGGCCGCCATTCGGTTCTCATTTTGTGCAGCAGCGGCTGCAGTTCGATTGTACTGTGAGGCGGCATTAGCTTGCAGTTTTGTAGCTCGGTCAATTTTTTCTTGTGATGCAGTCTCGTCTTTGTTAAGTTTCTCAACTGCTTTTGAATTTTCATCATACTGTTCTCGCTGTTTCTGAAGCTGAGCTTGGTAGTTCTTTGACTGGCGGCTCAATGTGTCATAGGTTGAACGCATGTTGTTGATAGACTTTTCAGAGCCCTTAAACGCAGCATCTTGAGCCCGCAACTCAGCGGCAGTTGCTTTAATTGAAGAGTTCAAAACTCGCTGGCTTACTTGAAACGGATCAATGTTCAAGCTTACGGTAGCCGCAATTTGTCCGAGATTTCCTAACATGTTTTACCTCCTTTCATAGAACTAGAAAAGGAACGGAAAGGCCTTGTCGATCGTGGTCTCCCGTTCCTCGTAAATCTGGTTAAGCTTTTCAATATCGCGGAGCGTCATAGCATCAACGTCAGCTAATCGGTAGCCTTCAGAGAGCCTTGCTTTGTAGAAGTCGTCAAGGTTGCTAATGGCTTCTTTGACGTCCGCTTCGGTGATTTTTTTGCTGTGTCCTTCTTATCCTCTTCACCATCGCTTAGAGAATCGCCAATGGCATCATTGATTGAATCCAACGATTTCAAAGAAATAGACGAGCCATCAATAACATCATCGGTAGTAAACTGGTTTTTCCAGAAATCAACCGCAAATTTGGCTAAGTTTTTCTCGTTCTCATCGTAATCATCGTTTGAAGGGCCATCTTTACGGTTTAGCATGCGCAATTGTTGTTGCTGCACTTTCAAGGCGTTCGTAGTATCACGTAATGTTGGCTCTCCATTTCGCGTGAACACGCACGTTTCGCCTTTGATATTTAGTTTAATTTGATATGCCATGCTTAATCTCCTTAGGTATAAGCCGCCCGCTGTTCGCGTATTGTGCATTTACAAGGCGACGAGTTCATTGCTAAGCCACAGTTACAGTTGCGGTGGCAGTTTTACCACCATCGTCAGTTGTGACTGTTACGGTTGCAGACCCTGCCTTTACACCAGCCACAGTTCCATCACTGGAAACGGTGGCAACTGTGGGATCTGACGTTTTGAAAGTAACTTGTTTATTTGCGGCATCAGCCGGATTAATTTGCACTTTTAGCACTGTAGATGCGCCAACCGCAAGGTTAATCGAGCTGTTCTCAAAGCTGACACCGACTACACTTTTGGGACAGTAGTTGAGACAATAGTCGCGTCTTCAGCAGTCTTAGGGAAAACATATCCGTGGAACTTATCAAAATCGAATCCATCGTTGTCTTCACGACCAATCAACACAACATTGCCAGTGTCTTGGTCACCTCGAGGAATAAATGAGCCTTCGATACTGTCAGCACTTGGATCTGGTGTGCCGTCAACAGTCTTGGTATCAACGCCCGGAAGTGAGAACATTCCCTTGAGCATACCAACCCAAACGTACTTGCCATTTGAAAGCTTCGTGCGGAACAAAGTTGCGGCGTAATTAGGGCTAAGGTTCTTTGGATATACTTCAACCCCATTAACAACCTTAATGCCAAATAAATCAGACTTCATAACGGAATCAACATCGTACATTTCGATTGTTTCGGTTGCTTCTGTGATACCACCAGAAAGAATCAAGTACGGGCCATCATCAGCGGACAGCGTCTTTTGCTCTGTTTTAATATCCAATTTCACACTAGATAAGCCTTGAATCTTTCGTGTGCTTGGTACAAAGTCGTCATCACCGACAACCCCGTATTCAAAGGCCGAAGCCCCAAATTTTGCTAACTTCTTATTAGTTGTTACAGCAGTATCTGCCATATTAAAAATCCTCCTTTAGGAAAATAAAAAGGGCTAGCCAATCGGCAGTCCTTGAAACTGAAAGTATCCTGTTGTCATGCGAAGGGCTGGGGTATCGCCATCAACGTAGGAGTTGCGATAATACCTTTCCCAGTCAGCCGCATGTAGTGCTTGATATATCTGTGTTTCTATTTTTTCTTGTTGATCCCAGTCCGTTATACCCACCCAAAAATCTACTTGTACTTTCGGATACTCTAGAATCCTAGAATCGTCAGCATAGTCAGCAGCATCACCAGGCAAATAAGTGATTCTCACCCATGGAGCTAGACTCTCGGGAGTTGCGCTAGTCTGGTTATTGAAGTTCGGGGTACCTATATACACCTTGTCAGCAATATCCAAATTGGCTGACAGGATGTCATAAACACGTTTTTCAGGTGCCATTACATCCCGCCTTCCTTCAAGTGGCTTAGGAAAGCAGCGATAACAACTGGCCGCATGACTTCTTGAGTTTCCTCAATGAAATGTTGCGGGTCCTGCATTGAAGTGCCCGAGTTTGGAAAGTGAGCACGCCAGCCAGTATCTTTACCATATCCAACGTCTACTTCTGTTAAGCCGCTCGTTTCACGGACACTTGAAAGCTTGATGTCATCTTTCAGATGTCCGCTCATATCAGTTTCACCGGTCCACTCAGGCGTTTTGCTTTTTAGCCTGTCGGCAAACTTTTGTGCGCCATCTCGGACTGCCGCTCGAGCCTCTTTTGCAACTCCAAATTGGAGCTTGTTAAGATTAGCAAGCAGTTCAGCATCCCCTGTGACTTTTACGCCCATCAGCTCACCACCTTTGCCGTAATCGTTGTCAGATCGCGCCTCTCGTAATCAGGATCAAGACCCGTGATTTGATATTCCTTCCCACGCCACTGAATTCGCCAAGTTGGTTGGATTTCCTCTGCGGTCAAAAATCGCACTAAAAAAGTCGGGCTGTCTTTGCGAGTGCCCAACTTCGTCTGTGGATCATTTGCTTCTCTGATTGATACCTTAGGAACTTCCGCCCAAACCGTCATATGCTTAACGAGCACACCATCAACCGGAACTCCGTTAACCTTTTTTGACTCATAGCTGACGAACGCAATTCTCTCAGTCATTCGATTAGTTCGCATCAGAATCACCATCCTCTTCCGGCAATTCTGAGCGAAGCTGATTGATGATATTTGTGGTTGATGTTTGTAAAGGAAAGCGCATGACTTCAGCACCCATACCTCGGTAGTCATAGTCTTCCTTCACTTGCTTCATGAGCGCTGTGAAGAAACGATCCCGAGTTTCTGGATTGCTTAGAAATTGTTCCGGATTTGATCCAAAACTAATAGCCGAACTGATTTCACCACAAGCGTCATGCACCAGTTGCATAATCATTGGGTCTTCGATTGTCTGATCAACTTTCAAGTACATTTTCAGAACCTGAAACTGTTCATCAGTCAGTGGGCTTTTGTCAAGCGTAGTATCTGCCAAGAGTAATCACCTACCCGGCGTTAACAGTAACAGCAAGCGTTGAGCTGATGCCATTAGTGCTAAATGTGATTGTCGCTGTGCCCGCTGCCAGATTGGTAATAGTGTAAACACCATCGGACTTCTTAACAACCGTAGCGACACTTTCATCGCTCGACACAGCTTCGACTGCTTGAGGAGCGCCATCAGGAGTGACTGTCACCGTGATATCTTTTGTGGCACCGACACCACCCGTGAGCGTTTTCTGGCTCAAAGTCACTCCGTCAGGCGTTACACTTTTGGGGTGTATGTGAGGAAGTAGCCAGCCTTTTTGTCAGCAGCGGATACACCAAAGCGCATACCAGCTTGTAAATATTGACCGTGAATCTGGTCATCAACCCAGCGAACCATGAAGTCTGCGCGGTTAGCAAACAGAATTGCCCGCTTGATGTCGCCCAAAAAGGCGTGTGCTTCGCCTGCTGCCCCCAACGTGTCGTCAGATACAACAGCAATCGGCATGCCAAGAACGCTCTTGCCAGACGGGGTCAAGATGCTATCTTGTAGCAAGTAGCGGCCATTGCCATCTTTAACTGTGTCCAAGAAATTGTAGAAACTCTGTGAAGCAATAATTACACGAGAATACGCAGGGTCTAAATCAACGTTATTAATATGCTTCAAATCATCAACGCTAGAGATCGTCTTGGCAGTGAAGCCTTTCAGCAGAGTTGCAACGGCACTGTTAGTCGTATTGACCTTAATTTGTTGTGCGTTCTGGGCAATCAGACCAACCAAATCAATTGCGGAGTCGTCAATAGATTCCTGTGAAACTGGAAGAGCCTGACGATACGTTTCAACAGACCAGTCGATCGATTTGAAGTTCGGTTTTGCCATTGCTGGGTTCTTTTCCAACTCGGCAACAGTAGCCATCTTGGTTGTAGCATTTGCAACTGTTGGGTAAGTACCCTTTTGTGTGGAGGCTTGGAATACGTTCGTGAAAGGTTTCAGATCAACAACAGTCTGCAATTCACGTTGCGGGTTGTTGCTAATGGTTTCCGGAATGGTCGCGGCCGCATCTGCTGACTTAACACCTGCATTTACAGCATCACTGGCATCGGTAGGACTGCCACGAAAAATTGCAAATTCACCAGCTTCTGTCTTTTCAAAATTGACGCCATCAGTATTACGACCACGAGTATGCAAATAAGCATTCAGTGCATCGCGATAGCTATGCTCTTCCGGATGATCGGGCTTCTTGCCACTCGGCTGTTCATTGCCTTTCAACGCAGCCTCGTATAAGTCACGTTTTTCTTCAAGATCTTTGATCTCTTTGCCAGCTTTATCATACTTGGCACGAACGCCTTCTGCCTTCTTCAGGTTTTCCTCGGAATCTTCACCTTCAAGTAAAGAACGAAGTTCTGTCTTCATAGCTGGCAACGCTGAACGCTTTTCATCAAGTTGCTTTTTAACAGCAGCTAATTTTTCATCTAAAGTCATCTAGTGACCCTCCTTATTTTTTGTATAAAAATAGGCACCGATTATTCGATGCCTTTGAGCAAGTCCTCTTTATTCAATTGATAAAGCATCTTATGCCGCTTAAGTTCCCATTCTGGCGGCTGATCTAGCGCTTTTATCTGTTCCAACGATCGTGCTCCGACCTTTACCTCAGTATCCGGATATGCTGGCGTGGTTACTGGAGAGACATCATATATATGATCAATTGATCTAATCAAGCGATTGTATGGAGCCTCAGCATCCCCATCACGAGTCCATTTTTGAGCATCGGTATCATCAGGAATTGTAAATGCAAAGCTCGACTGACTGATGATTCCCTGACGAACGTTTTCCAGCAAGTCACGGCCAAGCTGCGTGTCCGGAGGCGTCAGCGTGTATTTCAGCCCTGTGTCATCAACTGATAGCTGCAAATTGATACCAGTTCGTCCTAACACTTGGTTCTGATCATGGTTGAAAAGCGCAACTACATTACTCATGTCAGCATTATCTAAGGCATGAGGGTCAATTTGCTCTCTAAAAGAATAGTCACCGAATCCCATTGGATCAGATTTTCGATTGAATTTTAATGCATAGCCCTCAATAACGGCAGGATGATCATCATCACCATCACGAATTTGCATTGGTGCCGCTGCCATTCTGATTTCCTTTGGCATTAGTATCACCTCCCTTCAATTCTGCTGCATGCTCAGCTTGATAAGCTTCCTTTTGATCAAGGAACACTGTGTTAAGTGTCGACTGAATACGATCCATGTTCGGGTCTTTTAACGGTTTCTTTCCAAGCTCCGCACGTCCCTCGTTTCCAGTCCACAGTCCCCCATTAACTGCTGTATTTACGTCAGCAATCGGCAATCCGTTTACTGATTTTGTGTCGAATCCTATGCAATATTGGTGCCGTTGCGCGTCATCAAGCAGCTTTAATTCAAACTCACTTGTAATCGGCTCAAAGTAAAATGGAAGATCATTGCGAATATAGTCATCAGCAAGCTGTTTAACAGACTGGTTAGGACTATTTTGGGCTAATCGATACGCTGGTACCCGCAAAGCCTTCGCAATCTGCGCTGTTGAATAGTTATTGCTGTTAATCAGATTAAGAACGTTGGTATCAACTTCCAACGGCTGATAATCCATCGTTGCGTCAACAATAATTGGCGATCCAGCATCAGCACCTGCCTGTGCCCTTTCAAAATCTTCACGAATCTTGCGCCTCGCCTCTGCTGACAGGCTGCTTGCTTTTGCCTTGATAATTGAGCCTTTCAAACCACTCTTGAAGAACTTCTGTAACGTTGAAACGCCTGACTCCTGCAGTCCAATTTCATCACCAAGCGACAACAGCGGTGAGCGCCCCATGATTGTGTCGTATGAGAAAAACTTCCAGTGAATGACGTCCTCAAATCCACATATTTTTTGCATGCTAGAGTTGTAAGGCGTGAAACGGTAGATGATGTTATCAGGGTCGCTTGTGTCCACCTGCGTCTGTGATGGGGCATAGAACTCAAACATAGCTGGTTCGTTGGTTATCGGATCGCGCACAATACGCGAATAAGCGTTGCCAGTCAAAATTGCATTGACCATCATGGAAAATTTCCACTGATAAGCCGACAGCCGCTTATTTACCTTCGTATTCATCAAGTATTCAATATTGGCTAAGTCAACAACCTCATCGGTTGAGCTGTCCGTGATTACTAGCGGAAAACGACTAACATCACCCGAAACAATCGATACAGCCGTAAGCACGTCAGAGTTCCGTAGGGCAGAAATGCCAAGATACCCGCCTCGAAATGATGGGATTACCCCAGAATCAAGCAAATGATCTGCCCAGTGAGGGTCCACTTCGGTTGCCAATCCTCGAAATAGCTTCATTAATCTCACCTCCCTTCGTTATCAGGAAGCAGCAGAATAAAGGCGAGAACAAACAACAAGCCGCCGCAAACCATGAATCCAGTAGGCCTATTGATCAAAAAAGCCCCATATCCAGCTAAAATGAAGCCTAAAACAGTGGCAATTCCAGCCATATTTGCGCCAAGAATTCTGAAAAAGTTAGCTAGTTTTCCATTCACATTCTCACCTCCTAAAAGCCAAAGTCGTCACTAAACACACGGTCGTCGTCCAAATAGTTGTCCAAGTCTTCCTTGAAAGCGATGGCATAAGCATCAAGCGTGGCATCAATCATGTCTATTTTGTTAGCATACTTATTTTTATTAATACGGACGCCGTTGTTGTCAGACATTAGAACCGCGTTCATTGCGGCGGCCTGCATAATGCGATTATCTGAATGCTTTATGCGACCGCCTATAACATCATCGCGGAACTGCTTAGTTGGCATTGACAGTGTCAACGTTCCTTGTCGCACCTGTACCATCGGCCACTCAGGATGATTCTTCTCAATTGCCGTTAGCATTGGTCCAAATTGATAAGGGTCGTACATGATTCCTTGAACATCTATGTCATTACGTTCAATGAAGTCTTCGAGCCATTCATATACCCGATCGTTGTCAATGATACCTGACTCTAAGCTGCTGATCTCGCCTTCGCCGTGTTGTTCAGCAGCCAAGTAGTCAATCCGATCTATCTTGATTTTGTTATCGATGCCACCTTTTGAAGCAACAAATGCATAACCATCAAGCCACCACCAGCCCTCTTGGGGAATTAGCCAAGAAATAGCGAATAGATCGCTTGTACGACCGACATCAATGCCAATCCATGCTCTTTGCCCACGAATATCAGGTTTGTCGGTCAGCTCTGCCGCTTTCCAAGCGTCGAAATCTAGATAACTGTCTTCTGTAGCCTGTCGCCAAATATTGAAGTTTTTGACCAATTTAGCGTTCAGACTGCCATCAGCACGAGCTTGAGCTAACTTAGTCGTCAGATAATCACTGATTTGGCCGTTTAAGGTATCAACGTCAAGTAGCGGATTCGATTTGATCCAAGAATTGGGTTCATCAACCTCTTGTACGTTGTCTTGTTCAGCAATAAATGCAAAATAGCGTTCTGCCTTTTCTTCACCGGACAACACCTTTTTGGCATACGGATAATTTTGTTGAAACATCGGCACGTTCATGTCGAATCCAGCCGTTGAAATGATGAACGTCAGATAACTAGGCAGTAACACCTGCCCTGAGGCAAGGGTTTCAATCATGTCTGTTGTTTTAGCGTTGGCATATTCGTCAACCACCGCGACATGGGGTTCATAGCCATCGACAAGTCCTGTATCACGAGAGAATGAACGAATCGTTGATCCGTCGTCTAAATTGACAAGTTCATCTCGCGTAATCTTAACCATTCGTTTGATACCAGGGTCTTTCCGCATGAGTGCACGTAGTCGATCTTTGACCATTCCGAATACAATGCCGGCCTGCTTGCGATCATTAGCAGCGGTATATAATTGCCGTTTGTTGGCTGGATTCTTTCCGAACAGAAACTCATACAGAATGACGCCAGAAATCAAAAGCGACTTACCGTTTTTTCGTGCCATCGAAATGAACACATCGGTAAATCGCCTTATATTTGAATCATCTTTATCAACCCAGCCATATATACTACCAATAATGAATTTCTGAAACGGTGCTAATGGTTGTGGTTTCCCACTTTTTGGTTCTGGCAGAATTTCCATAAATTTAACAGCTTTTCCCGCTAGATTTGGATCATAACGCCATCGCCAATCTGTTCGTTTCAAGTCTTCTTGATGGCGTTTCACCGCGAGATTAACTGCCTTAGAAGTAATAAGACGACCGTCCAGCACACGTTTTATGAAATTAGGCATTGGATCCTTAAATTTTGCCAACTAACATCATCTCCATCACGTCTAGCCAAAAGTATCAATGATTGAATCGTTCTTCTGTGCTTCGGTCTTAGGCATGCTCATCTGCATCCGGCTGTTGACATTAAGGCCAAGATCACTGGCTAGACTTTTAATATTTGCTGTGGCTTTATTCAAGATGCTAATGTACGCATAATATTCATCTTGATCTCCATTCTTTAAAGCCAATTTCATGTTGACCGATGTGTTTTTGTAAACCGAATACCATGTACAATAGTTTTCCAACTCGGCGCGATCGAGGTTTCTAAGTGGTAAGGTCCCCAAAGACTCGATGATTCGCTTGTATTCTTGTTTTGCGACTGGGTCAAGATGATTAGGAGGTGTTACCTGAAGTTTCGGAATGCCATCTTTGGCCATCAATTCCGCATGTAGCTTGGCTTCCTGCCGTTCTTTGGTCAGATCGCCCTTCGACATTTGAAGCACTTTGTATTTTCCAGCCATTCTCCACTTCACCTCCTTATATCTATATAAAATGGGTTAGTTTTACCCCCTACCCCCTAAAAATCGTTACAATTTGGGGCGCAAAAAAGAGGCCGACCGTTCTTCCGTTCTCAAAAATGTAACCCCCGATAAAAACGGAAGGGGGGTCTAGCCGTTTCCAGCCCGTGAAGTCGCCCGATAAATTCTCTAAAATTCGTTTTTTAATTTTTTATTTCTTTGAATTTTTTAAATTTGTTTTGTGATTTCAATTCATCAAGTTTGTTCATCGCTTTGATGAGTTGACTCACATCTCGACCTTGCTTAGACAGTCTCTGCATGCATGTGTCTCGGTCAGTGTCGATGAGTATGTGTTCGACATCTCGACTAGCAAGCAACGTGTCTAGCTTCTCATCTGGATATGTCATGACTAACCATACATGGTCAAAGGTATGCTCTGCTTTAAGCTTGCGCAGTATCAGTTCATAGATTAGCTGCACATAATCATTGGCGTCTATATTGCCCTGATGTAATGGCAGGCCCGTTAAGGCCGTCATGAGATGGTCGTAATCAAAGACGAGGTCATGCTGTCCTTGATGTCGCTTGACGTACGTTGACTTGCCACTTGCTGGATAGCCAACGATTACTGTAATCTTCATGGCTCGATGCTGTCCCTTCTTACGCTTGGTTGTCTCACGTCTTGTCTTCCAATAATGGCAGTCCCTGCATAAAGCCTGCAGATTATCCGCGCTCGTGCGGTCTTCCCAGTCATCTTCGCTTGGAACAATATGATCAACCAATGAGGCTTGCAAGCCACAGCGTTGGCATAAACTGTTGTCTCTAATCAATATCTGCTCACGCAGCTGCTTCCATTCATTACTGTGATAGAACTTAAGGTAGTCCGACTGCTGATCATTTCGCACACGGTTGTACTGCCTATCTGCCTCCGATCTAACACGAGCATTTGCATCAACCAATTGTGGTCTTCCATTTATAAAGGCAAGCTTCTTACTTGGCATGGATATCATTCTTAAAGAGATCGGGTCCCATCGCAGACCCCTGAGCGATTCCTTCGCGGCGATCCCCCTTTAAATATTCGACTTTATAAGCCTGGATAACATGATCTGTTGCCGCTGGATCTTTTGTATGCCAGTCAAGTGAAACGCTGACGAGCCCTGTATCTGATCTATCAATCCGTTTGCCATCAACCCAAACACATGGCACGTCATTAATGTCATCGAACTCGATGCGAACATGCGGAGTGCTTGCACGCTGCGATGAATGCTCCTGTTTTTGCTGATGGTCAGTCAGCGCTCTTAAATACGCCATGAATGGCTCACTGAATCTAGGACGAGCAGGTATCTCGACGCCTTCGATCTCAGGCAACTTAGCATCACATAGACCATACGCAGTTAAGGTGGGTGAAACTTCCGGTGTCGCGTCAGCCTTGATGTTTTCGACCGCGTTCTTGATCTTGTCAAGTTTGGCCATAAGCGGATCGGTGTTTGCATCAATCGTAACGGTTATCTTATCGGTTCCTTTTTTACCTAAGAAGTGTTCTTTCAATCGTTTGACTACTTTAAGCATGTCTATTCCTCCTAAGATAATATGATTGCCGAATAGGAACCGTTACCGTCAATATTTAGACTAGTAACATCCCATCCTGATTTCGTTAGCAAACTGATTACTTCATTAACAACCGCTGGATTGTACTTGGAAACGCCAATTGAGATTGGGGATGTAGTATTAATTCCTTGATTAATGGCATCGTTCACATCAGCAATCAGACTGTCTTTGTATTTCTTAGTTGCATTGGCACGAGTTGGCAGTGATCCTTCCATTTTTGGTAGCACTGGTGCTGGTGGAGGCAACTGACGGTGAGACAATTGCCTACTTTGGCCTTTAGCATTATCGAATATCATGTCTATTCCTCCGTGTATTGTTTGATCTTGTCAACCCGCAAGTCGCACCATTCGTCATGTGTGCCGTCTGCTTTGTAGACTGTTACGACTGGCATTGATCGATAACCTAGCTTGCGGAACCGCTCGTAGTCGTCCGCGTCTGCTGTGATGGTTGACACCGGCATGACCTGCTTTAGCTTCATCGCTGTGTGGCGGCATTTCTGACATTTCGGTTTCGTGTAAATTACAGCTTGCATCTGTTTTTCTTCTCTCGATAGCGCTTCAATGATTGCTTGCTCCATGCGACTTACATATCCGTATTCAACTCGCTTCATTACATCAGACATAGCCTACACCGCCCACTCGAATGAAAAACCGCGGTGAGTTTTGCGCTTGCCACGAAGACACTTAGATACAGCGCTCCGGTCTAGTCCGAGGAGTTTCGAGGCTTTCTCTCCACTTTCAAAGAAGCGGTGCTTTCCTGAACTGGTAATAACTAGAATTGGTCGCTCCCTTGATTTTGCCGCGCGTTCGGTGCGAGTGCCGTATGTGTTGTTATACAGCGCCGTGCAATACTCAAGATTGTCAACTCGGTTATTGCTTTTATCCTCGTCCTTATGATTTACCTGAGGTATATTTTCTGGGTTCGATATAAACGCTTCAGCGACCAGACGATGAACGAGCTTATGTTCCATGTTCCCGTCTCGCCACAAGTTGACCCTGAAATACCCTTGGCCGCTTAAATAGTCAGCAAGCACCTTCCCTTTTAAGCGGCGTCCTTGCAAGTCTACGCGGTCAAGGCTTCTCACCCTGCCTAAGTTGCTTATCTGATATAGCCCCTCATAGTCCTTAATGTCTTTCCAGATTTCCTTTTCGCTCATGATAATCACCTCTCAAACGTAATATATGGCTATCGTATTGTGATCCGAATATTCGACCAGCTCAAACGTTTTGTGGGCAACAACCCCGAGGTCATCAGTCCAGCGGTCATTAGGTTTTCTCGTCGATACTTGACGCTGAACGAATCCGCCTAGGTCTTTGCTCATCTCTGAATGGAGATGCCCCGTAAACAGCTCGCGGTTCTGCGCTGTGCCTAACATGAATCCAAACTCGTCTAGGTATTTTGCAAGGTAGTTGTTCTTGCCCTTGTCTCCGTGAGTGGCACCAATGAAGTTATGGCCGAGCATTGCGCCTTTGTAATGCTTCAGCGATATGTCCCAAGTGATGTTCGGCTGGTTGCTGTAGGCGCGTTTCAATAGACGTGCGAACATATATCCAACTGACGGATCATGATTGCCGGCACAATACATAACCTCACACTCATTGGCGTTCTTAATAATCGCTTCAATCAGTGTCTCGAAGTATTGTTCCATTTCGTTAACGGTCTCGCCTAGATCGGTTGTTTCTAGCTGTGTGCCCTTTGCTGTGGTCGAGTTGATATTGTCCACATGAGCCAGATCACCGCCCAGAATGAGCAATATTTTGGCGTAGTGGCCGCGTTGGATGATCTCTAGCTGTCGTTTTAGAGATTCAGCATAGATATCAAACGTGTGGCCATTGAAATGTGTATCAAAAGCAGGAATGACCAGATAACGATCTGATTCCACAAAAATAGGAGCCTTAGCTTGATACGGCTCCTTGTGTGTGATGATGTCATTCATCAATGATTCATATTGTTCAGCCTCGACCAATGGCCTAATTTGTATCTTACTTTGATACAACGTTGCTTCAGGCGTTTGCTTCCAGAAGTTGCTTGTGGCACGTACAAGCTCCCACTTGGTGTAATCATACCCGTGAGCTTCCAGAACCTATCTAGGCGTCATTTTGTGGCCCCTGACAACCTTTAGAATGGTTTCACTGGACTGTGTGCCGTCTGAATCGTATTCATTCTTTAGTGGTTTTTGAAACTCGATCCCAAGCCGTTTTGCTTTTCCCTGCAACGCATCATAGCTAATCCCGAGTTTGTCTGCCGCCTCGCGTCTGGTAAAGCCTTCAGAGGCGAGCTTCCTAATGCCGCTGATTTGTTCATCTGTCCATTGCATCTACTCGCCTCCGAAATTATGCATAAAAATAGCACCCCACATGAAGTGAAGTGCCATAGTCCGGTGCCTACTCCTAGGGTTTACCAGACTTGGTCCAATGCAACCGCCGGGATTCGAACCCGATAAACTTGCCCGTGCACTTGGGTAGTTGTCCTATGGAGCCGTTAGGCCTTCGGTTGCTCCTGTTCATTGATGGGCGAGCCGCATCTGCCCCATCATTGCAATGCTCGCTCTCCCAGTGTCAGATGGGGTCATCGCAAGCTGTGTCCGGTCGCTAAACTGGACAATGTGGCATGCGGGAATCGAACCCGCCTGACTATCACGGTCAGTCCTCATTGCCACGCCTTGCCACAGCTTTATCATCACCATGGCTCGGAGGAAAAACGCGGTGTCTCAGGTTTCTCACCTTTGGCACAATACCATCATATGACGGAATAACAGTTGAAAGGTCTCACAAAGGTCTCATCTCTATTTCAACCAATGGACAAATCTCAGCGAATGCGATTAACGCTTCTCGTTTTGTTCGATAATACTGGGCTTTTGATAAAAACAGCTTGTCCATTATTTGCTGGTCAGTATATCGTTTGGTTAAGTAAGAACTTGTTAGTATAAGCCGATGAGTCGCTGAGTTAAGAGATTCGATAGCACCTTCACAGCACGCTATATAGTACAGCTCGTCAGCGTGCGATATTACCTTTTCCTCGGCATTGTTGCCATAGCTAGGTGACTTGGGCATGCCGTCCATCACAGGACTTCTGAGCGCTATTTTGGTGCGTTGAGCGAGCCGCTTGTGATGCCAGTAGTTCCCCAAGACCTCTTTGGCGTTTTCAATTGTTTTGTCATGATCAATTGGGCTAAAATATCTCGTTGCTCGCACCACTGCGTCCACTCCTTATGGTATAATTTGTCTGGGTTTGTAGGATAAGCGTGCCGTAGTGGTGCGCTTTTTTTATTTGTCTTCAGGAGGCCTAATAAGCTCCCACGGGTCGAGACCTGCTCCCTGTGCGATTTTGTCCAAAGTGTTGAGTGAAACACTGCCATTACCAGAGATTGCATATTGAAGCGTGGTGATGGGTATTCCGATCTCTTTTGCATATGTGGCTTGTGTCATGTTCAGATCGTATATATTCTTCCTAAGGTTTTCGGCCAATGCTCGTTTGCTGTCCAAATCATTCATCTCCGTCCTCATTTTCGGTGTACCAGTCGTCACTGCTTAATAGCCAATAGCTTATTTCCCTGGCTTGCTTGTAGATTGGGTCAACACGTGTAGTCATCGCGTCAGTCGTCCATTTAGACCAGGCAATGTCGTGTAGTAGCTTAGTTGCAAGCTCGGCCTTGGCACACAGCTCGCCTTGAAGATAAGCGTCAACGTCCTTACTTTTACTCATGTTGTGCCTCCAATTTCACAATTTTCCCTGTTTCCTCAACGCTCCAGACACCTAGCACCCATGCACGGGCGAAAGCATTGCTTGAGCTGATAATCCAGCTTTTCGCATCATCCGTTAGTTTTTTAAACCCTGGCCTGTTAATTAATTGGGAGACGTACATCATGTAGAGCTGAATATCGTATGACTTACCCCACTGGATGTATTCACCAACCGCCTGCGGAATCACCGGCAGATTATCTGGCAAGGAGGCATCGTATTCACGAATCCAATCTTGGTAGTCTTGTTCGATTAGTTCTTTAGGCTCAATGGTCTCGGGATCATACATCCTAAGGTCTCTATTTTCTTTAGCAAGCTGTAAAAACACGCCCCGCTTCGTCTCATTGCTCATCGTCAGTCACCTCCAACTGCTCCTTGTTGTAATCGATGATGCGTTTATAGTTGTTGTTCGCCTGCCAGGCGCAATCATACAGGCCACACAGATCAAGTTTGTTGATCGCATTGTTCGCGGCATCGATGGCCTTTTGCGCAGCGTCTATGTCGGCTTTAGTCGTCATCGTCAGTCACCTCTACAATAGTCATTGCAGGGACAGTCCACCAATCTGGGTAGTCCGCTGATGCGTCGATAAACTCTTCTGCTTTTTCGTATGTCCTAAATGTGGCAATTACTTCACCACCAAACATATTGCGACATTCATACCTCATCGTCATTCACCTCTTCTTTCTCGCAGTCTTGCAAGCCGTAATGCTCGATCTCTGCTTCGGTAAACTTCAGGGCATCATATTTATCATTGGCAACCAATTCATTAATGCTGAGTCCACCATCTAACTTTTTCCAGTAATATAAAGACGTATGCGGCACCTTGACGTTGTACTTCTTCTCCTTTGCCACGGTGTAGCCGTTGACGTAAGCATTCATAATCAATTTTTCATCATCAGAAGAGGGAGTGTGTTGAGTAATATAGTCTGCTGGAAATTGAGACTCATTTGCCCCTTCAACGATTTCGGCTTGCTCTTTGGTTAGCACTACCTTTTCAGGCTCCTCAACGAGCGTGACAACGTGGCCACCACAATTACGAATCACGTCTTTGGCATATTCCTCTTCATACGTAGTCGGGCGAGACACTCTTCTTAGTTCCGAGAAACCGTCTCGGTAGTCAAAGTCCCAGTATATGCCTTCATCGTTCTTTACCGCGTACAGTTTTTCTTTGCTCATTTTTCGTCCTCCTTACAGAAGTGCCAAAGACATGGTGCTGAGCATTTTCTCTTTTGCCAGCCTGTACATATCTTTCTTAATTTCAAACCCAAAACAAGATCTTCCTAGTTCCGCAGCCGCTCTTAGCGTAGATCCACTACCAGCACACGGATCGATCACAACGTCACCCTGATCGGTGAACAGCTCGATCAGTCTTTTCAGCACTGGGATAGGCTTCTGTGTGGGATGAATCTTAGGATAGGTACTGTCCGTATACCACCGGAACCAGTTGAATACCATCTGCCCATCATTGTTGAACTTCGGTAACTTGTCGCGGTATAAGACCACAGCGTACTCGGTAGCCCCCACGATCCTCATGTTGGCTTTCAGAGCCTGTGCCGACTGGTTTTTGATGAATATCAGCGGGAAACTGTGTTGGAACCCGTATTTCTTCCCATATTCGATAACCATCTGCATCTGTTGGAATGCGCAAAACACGATCATTGCTGGTGCCTTTCCGCGCTCTTTTGGTTCTTTGACTAGCATGTGACTGCAAAAATGCATGAACTCGGCAACGCGGAAATCAACGTCTGTATCGAAGAACGTCTTGCCAGCCTTACTGCTAGTGCCATTTTTGTCGTTCCCACCAACATACCAAGTTGGGTTTGACCCGTAGGCGTTGTTCCCAATGTTGTAAGGAATGTCAGCAATCACAAGCTGTGCCTTTGGAATACCGTATCGCTTAAAGTTCTGAAAGTGGTCGTTGTAGAGCTCGCACTTTGCTTCACTCATTTTTCGTCCTCTACTTTCGTAAGCTTGTACATAATTCCTTTAATATCCACGTAAACCGGTTCTCCGGTCGCTTGGCTGATGTAAACATCGTCTACTTCTGACTCCATTGGTCGGCCTCCTCAATTTGAACGATTGCTTTAAATATCGGCAGTATTTGCTGTGGCACTACCGCATTGCCTAACGCTTTTATTCTGTCCAACCGATTGGGTACCCCATCAGCCACTCGACCCACGCTGGGTTCAGGCTGCCACTTTGCTGGTGTGCTACTTGTTGTGCTAAGTTCCCGTTCACTTTTCCTTTTGCTAAACTTTTGCTTGAAAACTGGCTTGCTCTTTTCCCATCTGTTGCTGTCGGAGTTAGCCAAAACATTCTCACTGCTTGTGGCAACGTTACTGAATGGCGACTGCCTGTCTTCTGCTGGCTGCTTTTCAGGTTCGCGGTAAAAGTATCGCTTGCTGTCGGCGTGGGCCACAATGAATGTTCTGAGCCTCTGATGTGGGGCATCGACGGCACAAGCTGGTAATACAAATGCCCGTGCTTGGTATCCCGTACCTTCCAGGTCAGATAGCGTGCGGTCGAGTTCCATATTTGCGAAGTTAGCAACATTCTCTCCAACAACCCAAGTTGGCCAGATTTGCTTGATAATTCTAAACATCTCCGGCCAGAGATCGCGGTCATCTTCCGTGCCTTTTCTGTGCCCGGCAATACTGAAAGGCTGGCAAGGGAATCCTCCGGAAACAATGTCAATTGAGTCAGGACTGATTCCTGCATTTGTGAGTTCTTCTCGATCAAGTTTTGTCACATCCTTAAAAAGTGGCACATCCGGCCAGTGCTTCTGTAAAATCGTGCGAGGATAGTCTGCATACTCACACAAACCGGCCACTTCAATGCCAGCCATTTGTTCAGCCAATGCGATGCCACCAATTCCTGCAAATAACTCTAGTGATCTCATTAATTGGCCTCCTAAAGTTGTTCTTCCGTGAATAGCCCAGTGTGAAAGTCATAGCGCGCAATTGTGATCGGTATTTTGTACCTGATCATGAACAGCAACATTCGCAGTCTGGCATCGGTGGTCAAAGTCGCGTTTCCGCCTTTGACGTCAACAACCTTTGCAAGCTTTTCACCGTCATAAAAGCAGAAATCAGGCTTGTATTTTCTTGCCGAGTATCGCTTGCCATTGATCTTGAAAGCAGACAGAATCTCAAATGGCTCTTGCATCGTGATCTTCTGTGGCCTGTTGCGAATCAGCCGATAGTAAGCACCCTCTGCCTTGCTTGCGAATCGAATGCCATCAATCACAACCGGTTGCGCATTGTATTTACTGTGATGTTTCACAACGCTACACTCCCAATACCTTTTGTATCTCGCGGTATTCTTCTTCGCTAATTGGCGAAATTAACTTCTCGTATGAAGTGGTCATCGCACGTGCAATTTTGCGTAAAAAAACAGGGTAGGTATTTCCATCGTTTAGAAAGTGACCAATAGTTGCAGGGCTGACGCCAGCAACATATGCAAACCGCTTTTGGTTTAGATTTTCGTGTGTGTCGAGATAGTTGCGAAGTCGTTCACGTGCCCAATCTTGGCCTGCATTGTTAGTTTCGTCCTCATGCTCAATCATGCTTTTGCCTCCTCAAAATTTTTGCTTCGGTAAGTTCACATTTAGCTTCTTCAGATATCCTCGCCAAATGTCGTATGTGTTTTGGCAGTAGGCTCGTGTTACCGGATCTGTTTCTTTCGTGGGAAGATAAGCACTAGTTTCCCCATAATATTCTGACTCAGCCGTCTCTAAGGCATCTGTCAAAGTAACGTACGCCCATTGGTACCAAAACTTTTTCATATCAGCATCGGCTTGTTGCGCCTTTTTTAGATATTCCATGGCTTCATCAAGCTGCAGAATGATGAACAGCGAGTATTGATAATGTCCCTCCTGCATGTACTCATTGAACTCTTTAAGGGTCATAGTTGGATAAGCCATTTCAATACGCCACCTTAAACTGCAACTTTGGCGCGAAAAAGCGAAAATCAATGCTACCAAGTGCTCCTTCACGATTTTTGGCAATTGTTAAAGTCACAGTACGGATATCTGATCTTTCGTTCTGCCGGTCACTGTTCCAAAGGAATCCAACCGCATTGCTATCTTGTTCAATTGATCCCGACTCTCGTAAATCTGAGAGTACCGGTTGCTTGTCCTGACGATTCTCAACACCTCGTGATAATTGACTAAGCAAAACAATCGGGATACCAAGCTCGTTGGTCAGCACTTTGAATTGACGGGTGATCTCTTCGATTTGCAGACGGCGATCGGCTTGGCTACGAACACCAATCAGCCCGAGATAATCAACAATCGCAAGGTAGCCTTTATCTGCATCAGCGGCTCGCTGCCGCATTGTTTTGACGATCTGCGGTAATTCCACCTGCTTGTCGTAAAGCTGCAAGTGATAGTCTTTAAGGACGTTTCCTGCCTTTTCAACCTCAACCTTCTCAGCATCGCTTAGACTTTTCTGCGGGTTGATGAATTTACCAGCACTGATGCCAGTCTTGCATGCCAACAAACGGTTGTAGTTTTCTGCATTTGACATTTCAAGTGAAAACATATCAACGGTCAATTCCGGTTGCTGTTTCAAAGCCTCAACGATGAGATTAACCGCGAATGCTGATTTACCGACACCAGGGCGCGCACCAATCGTCAACAAACGTCCCGGCATCAAACCACCGCCCAGAATATTGTTAAGAGTGAAGTACGTTTTAATCCCATTGTCAGTAGCACCGTGTATCATTTTGTCCTTCATGGCCGCTGCCAAATCTGCAATGCTACTTTCAGTTACCGTCTGACTGGCAGCAGTAGCATTCTGTGAGGCAACCATCATCGCGGTAAGATTGTCCTCGCTTGGTTCTTCCGAGTACGCTTGTGCTGTTTGAATGAGCTGACTACGGAAATAATCCCGCTTTAGCTTGCCTACCCACCAGTCAAAGCGTGAGGTGCCAAAATCGCTGGTCATAATGTATTGCCAATCTGTTACTGACATCACGCCAGGATGAGCTGTATCAAAACCATCCTGCAATTCCAGCGTGTCAACGTCACCTGGCAACTTATTCATGTAGGCAACTACTGCAGCGTATTGCTGGCTGTTAAACCATTTAGGATCAATCCATTCAGACTTGATGAGTTCCGGCTTCGTATATAAGCCATACATGACATGCGGTTCAGGATTGCTAGGGTCATAAAGCTTTTTCGTCAAGTTTGTTGCCTCCCTTCATCGTATTCAGCAATGTAACGTTTAGCATCTTCTGGATTGATTGGAATACCCTGCGCTTGGATTTCTTCAAGCACTCTGTCAGGACTGTTGTAGTCGATATACATTGCAATAGCAGTTTTCTTGGGATCGAACTTAGGCTTTCTAGCTTCCTGCTCATCTCGTTCTTCCTTTACGACCTCAAGGTAATCGTTCCATGCCTCTTGGTTGAAGAAAGTGCTACCGTCTTTGACAAACTGCTTCTCTGTGCCTTTGCTATTGATTAGCTGTCGATAAGCCACAATGCCATCCTGAATTTGTCTGTTGGTAGCAGGGCTCTTCTTTCTACTCATTGCTCGTTTGTAAGCAGCTAATGCTGGCTTCTTGCCGATCTTCTTTGGATACAGTTTCCAAAGCTTTTCAAAGTCACTCTCTAACGTGCTGGATGCACGTATGTTTTTAGTATTAATACTTGTAGTATTATCTGGCTCATTTTTGACCCCACCCCCAGCGCAATTTTGACCCCACCTCGGATCATTTTTGACCTCAGGGGTAATGCTGATAAATCGCTTATCTACCTCGGTAGTTCCTTCCTTATATTTAACAATTCGTTTAATGAAACCGAGTTCTTCAAGAGCTTGCAATCGTCTTTTTATGGTGCTGATGCTGACTGAATACAGCCTAGAAAAATAATCATTTGAGGCCCAGCAATACCCGTTCTTATTACTGAGAGCAGTTATTTCACCATAGAGAAGCTTAGCCCCATCAGACAGCTTTTCGTGATAACGAACATCTGCTGAGATGATTGCGTAGTAACCTGGTTTCTCATTCATGATCGTCACCGCCTTCTTAGAATGGAAGATCATCACTGATATCAAGCGGCTGGCCATTATTAGCAAACGAATCTGTGGAATTCGCTTGCGAAGCATTTTGAGTCGTTTGACTCGCATTCATGGTCCCTGTTGCTGATGAATTGGCTGTTTGCTGTGATTTAGGGCTGCTCTGAGACGCCTGTCGTGATTCAAGCAAAGCAAAATTCTCAACGATTACCTCGGTCACGAACACTTTCTGGCCTTGCGCGTTATCATACGTACGTGTTTGGATATGACCTTCGATGCCAACAAGTGAACCCTTGTGCGTGAAGTTGGCAAAATTCTCAGCAGACTTACGCCAGATGGCACAATTGATGAAGTCAGTTTCTCGTTCCCCATTTGCGCTACGAAATTGGCGATCAACAGCAATCGTAAATGAACCAACCGCTGTTCCGCTTTGTGTGTAACGCAAATCAACATCTTTGGTAAGTCGTCCTGTCAATGAAACCGAATTTAGCATATTTTGTCTTCCTCTCATTCGTTGGTTGTTTTGTAACGCGGCTGAACCCGTTTAAGGTCTTCTGGCGTTAGCTTAATTGGTTTAATGTGGTACTTCTGAATAAATGTCTCAATGCCGATTGTATGTTGCTCCACGTGGTGAATGCGGCATAACGACATGTAATGGAACTGACTTTCGTCAATTTTGTTACGGTTGCGTCCCATACCAACCGCCTCGAAGTGTGCCAAGTCGGCGGGCTTTCCGCAGATAACACATTTACGGAAACGGAGGCAGAACCATTGGCGCGCATAGTCGTTTGGTATCATGTCCCACGTCTTCGTCTTGAATGGCACATCGTTGCGGAAGCAAAACTCTAAGATCGTGTAGATCATGTTGCTGGCAGTTGTCATCGAACAGTCACTCAGCGAATATGGTTCAATTGCAAAAATCTCACGCGTATACGACTTCATTAGGCATTCGATCATGTCCACCGTGTCACCGTTCCAGTCGGAGATGTCGCGCATCAGTGCAAAGATCTTTTTGCGTTGATCCGGGCTGATATGGCGCCCGTCCTCGACTTCTAACTCAACTGATGGTCGTTTACCCGCGGCAAGCTTAGACAGCGTATACAAGCTCACAGAGTCGTCAGCAGTGATCGTGATTTTATTGCCCGACAGTTTGTCAAGCCTTCCGTTGATTTTCATTAGCGACACCTGCCAGCTTCTTGATTTCATTCTCAAGTAAGCTCTTGATTCCAGCGGCCGCATTCGGGGTCAGTGTTTCAATACTTGTTGCCTTGCTTCCGAATTTAGCATTGGCTAACCCTACCCAGATTTCAGCGAGTTCATTCACCGTCTTCGGCTTCGGTTCACCGTTCTTGCTGACCTCCGGCATTTTGTTAAACTGTTGCATAATGAGTTCTTTAACTGTCTTGACTGTTGCGTGATCGAGGCCACTATTTGGCTTATTTACGCGTCTTGGTTGTGCCTTTGGAGGGTTTATACCGGCAGCTGTACCGTCATCATCAGGGTCAGATGTGATACCAAAGGCCGCTGTTAGCGAGTATCGACGTGCGTAAGTCTCAGCGGAACCGAAAGCCTGAGCGTCATTTTTGGCAACTGGGACTGACAGGGGTCCAAGTTCGATGAATTGGCCGCTGGAGTGTAAAATCAAGGTCGTTACGCTCACTTGGTTCCCTTCGCTTACTACTTCTTGTGTGTATGCCAGCCCCGTATCATGTAGTGCACGGTCAATTGCATCAACAACACCCTCAAGCTGAACGTAACGAGACTTTAGAAACGGGTTGTCACCATCTTTTGTCGGTTGCTTGACAACTTGCCTGAATGCATTGATTGCCTTCGCAATCTCGTTTATATCCTCTGATGTGCGCATCATTTACCCTCCATACTGATAAATTCAATGCCTTGTTTTGTCATGAAATCCGCTACGCTTTTAGCTTCATCAAAAGTGCCAACAACCTCGAATCCGTAGTGCTTTATTTCTGGCTTTTTAACCACTTCACCGGTATTAGTGTCGACAACTTTGTCACCGATCTTTTTCTGATGGAGTGCATCAATGGCTGCTTGTGCTTCGGCACGCTGTTTTGCTTGTTCAGCCTCACGCTTTTGCCGCTCAACATAGGCATCAATGCGAGCCATAACATCTAGCTGTGAAGCACCTTGATCAATCTGTGCAACCCACCCGCCAGCATCTAAGCCCGTGGCTTCTGCATATTTGGTAACAGCCTTCTTTGCAGCTTCAAGATCTGCACGCTGTTTGACAATATAATCAGCTGCATCTCCGATTTGCCGCGTACGTTCAAGCTTACTTATGCTTTTGTTGAGCCACTTGTCGTTGAACTCGATGTCTTTCGGGTCAATCCCACGTGACTGCGCAATTTCTGAAATGTCATCAAGAACCTGTTCCTTACGTTGCTCGGCGTCTAATCGTTCTTGTTCTTTGATTCCATCGTTGATGGCTGTTTCAACTGCTGAAATATCGTCAATCATGCTGTCAATAACGACCTTGAACGCGTCATACGGTTTGTTGTATTCGCGTTTTATTTCAATGCGCTTGTCATTAAGCGCTTTTGACAACTTGCGCAAGTCAGAGCGCGATGCTTTTGCTTCTTTCAAAGTTCCTTCAGTGATTACAAGTCCACGATATTTTTCGGCATACAGCTTGATATTGGCTGCGAGCTCGTCTGCATGTTGTAGAGTCAGTACAGATGGCTTATAATCAACTTGGAAGTCAGTAAGTGACAATGTGTTATTTTGCATTATGAATTTCCTTTCTATCAGTCGTTGGCCTGCACGCCAGCGGCTTTTTTCATGGCTTGTTTGATAATGAATAGGATTGCGTGTGCGCCATCTTCTTGACCCATCGCATACGTTTGATGAGGGTCTGTGTTACTTGGCCCATAATCAGCAGCAACCTTGTGATATGCCGCGATCTGGCGGTTCGCTTCGGCTAAAATGTGCTCGTATACCTCATTAGTCATCACGTCATCCCCTTAACATTGCTAGCCGTGCACGTAACTTATCGTTCTCGGCAAGTAGCATCTTTGCAATTGGTGTGTGGTTGCCGCGAATGACGTCTAACATCAATCTGTTATGCTCTTTCAGCAAATCGCCAATGGTTCGTTCTGCTTCATTCAATCCACTGCCTCCAATTTCCGCTGTGGCCTAAGCAGTGACCAACGATCACGCCGAAGCCACCAGCAATTAGTAAATAACCAATCATTGTTTGTCCTTCTCTCTAAGCGACCTTGAAATCTCTGGGAACCATTTGTCTAAGAAGTCGAGCCATGGTTTCGGATGAAACAGATACCCCTTTTTGCCAGGCGGTGGATATGAAACCACGGTGTCTTGTAAGAACTTGTGGAAGCGTGGGACGTTCAAGATATTGTTAACTACCCACGTGTTGTTATGTCCTTCGACATAGCTTGTTGCGGTGGTGAGCGTCCACATGCCTCGTGCTGCTAGCTTGCGTTTTAACTCTTGGTTCTCCTTGATCATCTTTGCCAGTTCTTCTTCATCGACCGCTAAATACTTTTTGTTTGAAATCTGATCATCTTCAACAACCTGCAACAACGGCATGGCATTTCCTCCTTTCTTTTGGCCTCCCCTTGACAGATAATCAGGTTATCTGGTGATGGAAGGAGGTGATATAAATGGACTTGCCATACAAAAAAGTATTTGCTCCTACCAGTGGCAATATTGGCGCGGTGTTTTCTTCGAAAGATGTAGCAATTAAAAGTGCCTACTCATTCAAAGATAGAAATGAATTCTTTATGATTCGTAATCTTATTGTTGATGGTAAAGAAGAGGTCCTCGTTGAAAGAGCGTCCAACGTTCTTACCGTATGGAGCACTCTTCCTTTAGGAGACGAAAGCAAAGGTTCCTACAGTGTGGGTTAATTCTTCGTCCTCAATAACGATTGTCACCAGGTCTCCCGGTTTTACTGCTGGGGGAAATGGATAACTAGTGCGCCAAGTGTAAAGAGTTACCCCCGTGCTACCCATATCAGTGCGGGGCTTTTTGTTTTCTTCGTTCATACTGTTATCTCCTTTTGTAGAAACTTGTTGATAAAATACTGCTGGCCTTTGCCGGTCACCTTTGGGGTCTTCTGAACTGTTACATGGCCGTCCGAGTGACTGATCGCCGTTTCCTTGACTTCAAACAGGCCTAGCTCCATCGCACGCTGTGTCGGCGAGTTATAGTCAGCACCAATCCGTTTGATCAGATAACCTTGCTCACGCAGCCATGCGAACAACCGCTTGGCACCAATGTCAACGCCGTTCTGTTTGATTACCTTGGCAAGATCACCGACCAAGATGGTTGTGTGACTGGTGGCTACCGCGTCTGCAAACAACGCTTTAGGCTTCATTGTTTCGTTATCAGCCGTAAGTGCCGCTGTTTTGGCTTGTTCGTCCTTTAGCTGCGTTGCCAGATTGATAATGAAGTCTGGATCATAGATTACCTTCTCAATCGTTTCAGGCGTCATGTAGGCACCATGCTTGCGGATTGATGGGAGAACTTCATGCGTTACCCAACGGTTAAAACGTTTGGCCGCAGGTTTTCGGCTAGCACCAATCAGTTTGTATAGCCCCGGTTCGCTGATGAAATTTGCGCTACCCTGACGACCTAGATTAAATCTAGTCCGTTCGTCTTCGTCTAACGGCTTGATAGCATCAGACGGATTTTTAATTCCTAAAGCATCTGTCACATCGACAGCAGCAAACCAGATAATGCCGTTGGAGCTGACAGTCCGAATTTGGTTATCCTCGAACTGAAATAGTTGTAATTCGTTCATATCTATACCGCCTCCTTTACTGGGTACTTCGGTTTTTCCGAAGTTGGCGACAAAAAAATATCCCCAACCGAAATCCCTAAAGCCTTTGCAATAGCCTCTAAGTTCTTATAACTGGCTCCGCGAAGACGATCAATATCACGCTCATAGTTATTAATCGTTTTCACTGTTAAGCCAGACTCAGTCGCCAGCTCATTGACTCGCATGTCTCGAATTCCGCGCCATTGACGAAGCGTGAATTTCTCAGATTTTTCGTTCATTGCTGTTTCCTCCTTTCGTTCTTTATGTCTATATCATACGGTTCGGTTTTTCCGAAGTCAACAATAAAATTCTGTTTTTCCGAAATTAAATTCGGAAATATATTTCCGTTTTTCCGAAGTGGTGTTATACTGTTCCTATAGAAATAAGGAGGAACTTGACATGTTTGCAAAAAATCTAAAGTATCTGCGCGCAAAACGCGGCTATGATCAGCAGACATTCGCTGAAATGATCCACCGAAGCGTTTCTACCGTCAGTGAATGGGAGTCTGGCAAGTATACTCCAAAAGCGGGAATCCTTGCTGATATTGCCAATATGTTCGGTGTAAAGTTAGACGACATGATGAATAAAGACTTGTCGAAGAGTACTGACAACACCGTGATTGAGAAAACTACAAATACAATGCGGAAACTCCACCCTGAACGTCAGCAAAAAGTCTACACGTACGCAGAGAAGCAGCTCAATGAGCAGCAGAACCCCGACAACGTTGTCAGCTTAGATGAGGCACGTGTAGAACGTAATCTCGATGAACCAGAGTTCAATGTTGAGGTTGATGGTATTGTGGCCGCTGGATATGGTGCCTTTAATGATGATCGTAATGAACCCATGGACACAGTCAAGATTCCGGATACAGCTATTCCGTATCACTACGATTACTGTTTTAAAGTTGTCGGCGACAGTATGCACCCTACCTATGATGATGGTGAGCTCGTCTTTGTTCAAAAAACACAAGATGTTACTAACGGCATGATCGCGGTAGTTGATATTGATGACATGACATTCATCAAAAAGCTGATATTCGAGCAAGACCGTCTGTGCCTTCGGTCATTGAATGATGACGTAGATGAAGAAACTGGCGAACGTATCTACCCAGATTTCTACGCTGACGACACAGACAATATTGAAGTGATCGGCAAAGTTGTCGGATCATACGCATTCAAATAATCTTACGTCCAAACCCTGATCGACGTTAAAAGCTGAATTTTTTGGAGGGAGAAATATGGCTTACACTTGCGGTGTGGATGGCATTAAAATTGGGTCTTTTACTGGGAAGGTTGAGCTAAGCGATGGTATTTGGGTATGCGTACCACACTGGAAACAAGCGGGCTTTAGTACTCTAGAAGCAACTAAATATGGACAACAGCTCACAATTGATAGATTCAAAGAGATTTTAGAAAGTGGCCGTTCAGGGAAAGAATATTTAACAAGCGAAAACAAAACGTCATTTCAACTATCAACCAACGCTTTAATTCAACCAAATGAAATTGGCAAGTTGCAGATAGCCATAGCTCGCGACTGGGAATCTAACGAGGAGGTACTTATAGCTCTTAAAGGCGCATTCAAAGAATATTTGATTGTGACAAGGTCATATCTTTACATTTTTAAGTCAGGCTTTATGACCGGTCATTTTGTCGGCCAGAACCGATTTAAAATGCCGATTGCAAACATCACAAACGTCGAAGTTGATACTCATTTATTGACTGGATACTTTGAAGTAGCAGCAGGAGGAGTTCAAAATCTACCACGAAATTATTGGTCTACTGACTCAAAAACTGATCCTGCTAAATCTCCAAACACAATATCTTTAAACAGCAATTTATTCGATGACTTTAGAAAAGCATCAGACCTGATAAACGAATTGATTATGGACATCAAGTTATCCCCCTCAACAAGCGTTCAATCATTTTCAAAGTTGGATACTCCAGATGAACTTAGAAAATATAAGTCTCTTTTAGATGATGGCATTATTAATGAACAAGAATTCAACGCTAAGAAGAAACAGCTTCTGGGACTGTAGTTTTTTCCTCAACACAAGCTGAACCATATGGCAATCTTACGTCCAAACCCTGATCGACGTTAAAAGCTGAATTTTTTGGAGGGATTCATTATGAAAAAGAAATTGTCAGTACAACATTTTTTGCTGGTGCTGGGCACAGTTTTGGTAGCTGCAATCGCCATATTCATCACTCCTCCGACTCTGGCACAAGCTAAAGCCGCTGAGGCAACATTGATTCCTGGCACATATACCGTTGGAGAGGAGCTCAAGTCTGGGCGATACACGGTCAGTTCTACTTCAGGCACGGGTAACTTTCTCAACCAGCCGAAGAAATCAAACGGACAAGACGTCAATGAGATTTTGGGATCAGATGAGTCTGCAACCACATCTGCCGTAACAGCCACCTTTAAAAAAGGCGACCAGGTTGAGATTTCCGGCATGACATCAGCACACTTTGTGCCCGTAACATCGCGTAATAAGAAAAATACCAGCAGCCTCGGCACGGGATATTGGACTGTTGGTAAGGATATCAAGAAAGGCAAATATACGGTGTCCCCAGCAGCAGGCGCATCCGGTAACTTCTTTGTTCAACCTAAGAATCTATTTGGCACAGACATCAATGAAGTTTTAGGATCCGATTCATCCGCTGGTCAGGTGCCAAAGGTAAACGTCAATTTGAAAAAGGGTGACACCGTGATTATCGGAGGAATGCCATCCGTCTCATTCACAAAACGATAAGAAACTACAATCATGATAATTGATAATACACAAAAAAGTCCTTTCCCCACGCCAGCGGCGTCCCCGTGCAAGCCGGAGAGTGGGGCTTGATACAAAATAAAAAACGCCTACCCCACTGGCTAAAGTGAACGGGTAGACGCCTTATAGATCCATGATTGTATGGTAGATGCAATAGCACCTACTTGTATTATAGCACAAGGAGGTGTAAATGATGGCAACATTTAGGAAACGCGGCAAGTATTGGGAATACCGAGTTAAGTATACGGATTCTGCCGGTAAGCAGTTGGTCGCTTCACACGGTGGATATCGTCTCAAATCATCTGCACAAGACGCTGCAGATGCTGTGGAAGATGACCTAAAGCGTGGTGGCGATCCTTCCAAAGCTGGAACACTGTTTTTGGATTATTGGGATCAATGGATTGATGCCTATAAGTCAGGCGATAAGTCCCTCAATACTGAATATAGATACACGTTGCTAAGAAAACATTTGAAGTCACGTTTTGACGGCCGTGAGCTTGGCTCAATCCGTCCAATCGAATGGCAACGTTTCTTGAACGACTTCGCTGCCGGTAAGGACCGCAAGAAAGAGACAACACGCAAAGGCCCTCGCGAACGCTCAAAGGATATTGTCAGCAAGATGAATAGCTATGTCCGCTCAATGGTTAAGGCAGCCATCAATGATCGTCTGCTCTTTTCTGACTTCACTTTTGGTGCCAAGGTTGGTGGAATTCGTTCAGGAAGCAAAGTCAAAGTGCTTGATCAGGGCGACTTTGCACAGGTTAAGTCTCAGGCGGCCAAGAAGGCTTCATATCGAAGCATAGGGGCACTTGCAGTGTATTTAGGGGCAATGACAGGCATGCGGGTTTCTGAGGTTCTAGCGCTCACTTGGGCTGATATAGATACTATTAACAACGTGATACATGTTACCCGTTCTTGGGATCATCAGTATGGGACTGGATTCAAGCCGACAAAAACCGAAGCGTCAATACGAGATATTGAAGTGTCATCAGCAGTTATTAAGCTACTCGAGCGCATTCATCAAGAGCAAATGTCAGCATACTTGCGAACTGGTTATAGAGATCCCGATCAAATGATCATGCGGAATCAGTGGCACACGGTCATTACTGACACAGCCTGCAATAAGGCACTTGCGATTTTGCAAAGCGATGCAGGGATCCCAAAAGAAAAACAAATTACTTTCCACGGCCTTCGTCACAGCCACGTTAGCTATCTAATTAGTCAAGGCATTGACATCTATTACATCTCAAAACGTCTTGGCCATTCAGACATTACGATCACTATGCGAGTATACGGTCATCTTTTGGACTCTCAAAAAAAGAAGGAAGCTATGAAAGCCACGGCTGCCATGGACCGGCTTTAAATATTTTTGTCCCCTTTTTGTCCCCCTTAAAACAAAAACAAAGCCCTTCTAACAAAAGCTAGAAGGGCTAAAACGTTGATTTAAAGGCATTCTATAAAGCTAAAAGAGGCTAAAGAACGCAAACAAATGCCGGCTGCAGG